CTCAGTTTTCCGGCAGAGCAAACCAATTTGGTCGTCACAACAGGACACCTCTGCCTCTTCCAAACATCAGTCGTGTTGCCGATGATCGTGGGGTTCTACTTTACACCGGGAGGGCGTAGATAATGATTGATCGGGTCTCAGTCCTAGGAATGTCAGGCACAGCGGCCACCTTTGGACTGTCTGCATTTGACTCGGTGATCGGAATTTCAGTGGGCTTAGTGACCTTAGTCTATATGTCGTTAAAACTCTATCAGGAGTTAAAGAAGTGAGCAGATATCGATCATACGGCAAACTAGACGATCCATTCGTGGTAGAGGGTGACACCTTCTTTCTGCGGATGAATGCCCGATTGCGACCTAATCAGTTAAAACCCGGTGAGGTTGCACTGTCGAAGAATGGTCGGATGAATGACGATGGAACTTGGCAACCACGCAAAGGGATGTCTACTCTATTTGGCACTATCACAACAGGAGATGATGCGATTACTTTACCATATGTAATTCTATCCGCATCACGATCAAATGATACAGGAAGTGGTATAGTCACAGTCGTATTGGATGAAACTCCAAGTTTAGCTTTTATCGTTGGAGACAATGTAACGATCAATGGTTTAAATTTCACAGGTGACGATCCAAACGGAACATTTCCTCTAGCTAGTGTTAATTTTAATACTCGCACAATTACTTATGCCGACTCAGGCACGAATGAAGTTTTTACAGTTGTTGGGTCATCTCAAACTTGGAGCACAATAAACACAAGTTACAGTAATCTGACTAAGAATTGGATCGAGTATAACATTGAGGGAAGAACTTCTGTTGCCTCAATGGGTAATGCGATTCCTAGTACTCTTAATTATGTGGTCACTGCGGCATCGAGGGCAAGTAATGTGGTCACTCTTACCCTTGAGGATACCCCTGAATCGGAATTTGCAGTAAGTGGTACAGTCCATGTCGATGATATCGATGCATCGATCAATGGCAGTCATACAATCACAGCGATTAACACATCTGCCAAAACAGTATCCTTTGCCGATACAGGGGTAGATACTACTTTCACAGTTAATAGTAAAAATGTGGGTCAGACATCAGTTGCTTCCACGACTGAGAATTTTACCTTGGAAGACGATGCGGTAAATGGAGTTTATGGGAGTGCGGTATTTTCTGATGCAACAAGCGAGAATGATGACTTTATATTCTCAGCCACCAATAACCTCTGTTCAATCGTAAGACTTAAAGACTCAAAGCTATATAAGTGTAGATACGAGCAGGGCGGTGAGACTGTGGATGCTCCATGCGGAATGACTCAGGGTTTCGATAAGATGTACATCTTTAGAACTAATAAGACTACATTATCTGCAAGTCCTATTCTTAATCGTGTGGCTATTACTTCAGGCTCTCAGTCGGGTCAGACGATCACGATAGACACAGTATCTAATCATAATCGTTTGGTAGGGGACTTTGTGACATTAACACGATTGGGGAATTGGGAATACGATCCGAATGACTGTTATCAAGTAGCAAGTATTCCATCATCCACGCAATTAACTGTCACGATGACTGAGTCACAGACAAAGACATTCAATGTTAGTGGCGCACAAATAGAATATTTTGAGGATTTTGAGAGGGTGGATAGTGGGGCATACACTGCACCTGCTTACTTGACAGATTCTAGTACAGCGTCAGTAAGTGGTGTGGTTACTATGGATGTAACTTCACATGGACTTGCAGTCGGAGATAGACTTACAATCCACACTTCACAGTCTGCGATATATGATAATTTTATTGGAAGTGAGGTGGTGGTTACAAGCGTTCCTACAGTCAACCAATTCACTTTTAATCTTGGAGTCAAAGATGATGCCAATCACTCCTTAACAGTCAGTAAACCACTAGCACTCGGTAAAGGATTCATCCACCAACCTGCGGCTCCATTCGGTGAATTTCATCAGCGTAGACTATGGTTACCCTATCAATACTCATCTGCATCACCACCTGTCGATAGGGGTATTCGTGATGAAATAATAGCTAGCGACATTTTAGACTCAGACACATTTGACGAGATTGGAAATCAGTTTCGCATATCATCAGGTAAAAGCGATTTTGTAGTAGGAATTAAAGGTTTTACACAGGATTCGGTGGTGGTATTCAATCGTAAATCTATTCATCTGATCACAGGTGCGAGTGGATCTTTGGCTGATGTAAAAACAACAATGGTCACAGATGAAGTTGGGGCATCTGCGAGGAAGTCTATTGTTCAGGTGGCTAATCAGATTTTATTTCTTTCTGACCAAGGGATATATTCGGTGAACTTTATTGATGAGTATAACTTGCGAGGTACAGGCACACCAATATCAGAAACTATTCAGCCGTTCATTGATCGCATAAATCAGGACTTTGCCCACCTATCATGCGGAGTTTATTTTAATAACCGCTATTGGTTAGCACTACCATTGGACTCTAGCGTGGGAAAAGGGGATGGTAATAAACTAAATACGATCATCGTTTATAATTTCATCAACCAAGGCTTTGAGAGCATCGATACCGTAAACTCTACAGACTTTGCGATCCGAGAATTATTAGTAGCTCGCGAAGGATCACAGAATGCACTTTACCTCACAACAGAAGAAGGTGGCGTACATAAGGTAGATTCCATGGATGGAGATGATAAGGTCTTACGGAAAGCAGGACAATCACCTGAAGTAGACCCCGGTATCCCTGTGGTCAGTCAATTAATCACTAGACAATACGATGCCGACACGATGGATCGAAAAACATTCAGTCGTGCAGAATTGCAACTTAAATCAAGCGAAGTCAACCCATCTGATGCTACTGTACAATTTATCACGGAAGATCCTGACTCTACTTCCGAGATTTCAAGCATATCTACGCTACTAGGTAGTGAGCTTGAAACTGCGGAGGATGCCTCGGTTCGCTTACGAGTTAACAGAAGAGGGTTTGGCATACAGGCAGATATTAAACCATTTGTCGGTAGACCTTATGTCAGGGCAACCAAGGTAGATGCTAGAATATCGGATCGATCAACCACTTCAGTCTTTCAATAGGAGATAGAAAAAATGCCAATATTAAATACAGGACAAATCTTTTCATCAGGTGACCAAGTCACCTCACAGAAATTAATGGATATCGCAGACCTCGCGACATTCGATGACCCCGCAGATGGTTCTACTATCATCGTAAATAGTCAAACCTATGGAATCAGCGGTGGCGATGGTAAACTAAAAGTACCATCAGGAGGTATCACCTCCAACGAACTCGCCTCCGACTCGGTCACCGCTACTAAAATAGTCGATGGAGCAGTAACATCTGCAAAATTAAATTCCGATGCAATATCTGCGTTAATGCCCACAGGTACAGTTTTACCTTTTGCAGGCATTAACGCACCAACAGGATATTTATTCTGTGATGGTGACGCAATATCAAGAAGCACATACTCGGATTTATTTGATATAATTGACGAAACCTATGGCGCAGGAGATGGTTCAACCACATTTAATATCCCCGACCTTCGCGGACGAGTTATTGCAGGTCAGGATGACATGGGAGGTACTTCTGCTGACCGATTGACAGGTCAATCAGGTGGGGTCAATGGTGATAACCTTGGAGCTACAGGTGGGGCTGAGACACATACCCTCACAACATCCGAAATGCCTTCACATACGCACACTTACAGTGAATCATCTTCAGGGCCAGCAGCTAGAGGAGTAGGGGATAGCACTACTGCTGTAGCTCGTCAAAATGTTAATTCGGGTAGTACAGGTGGCGATCAACCACACAACAATGTTCAGCCAACCATCATTTTAAATTATATAATTAAGACTTAATCGCCATGATGAAAAACAAAACAAAAGATCCATTGGCACAGGCCGCTAGGCTTTTAAATGAGAATGCTCCCGAAGGTGAGTCACTCGCCTACATCAATTCAGCAGAAGCAAAGATGCTTAAAGATGCCGGTGGAGCAGGTGAGCCTGTAAACAGTTCAGGCGTTCCATCTTATTTCTTACAGAAGCTTTTTGGTGGAGGAAAGAAACCACCTCCCTTGCCTAAACTAGATGTTGGTAAATCGGCTCGCGATTATGTATCTGCAATGGCAGACCCTCGCTTGCAAGAGCAGTTACTACAGACTCGTCAGACCTACGATCCTCAGTATCAAGACTTACAGATGAGCCTCGCCCAACGAGCCGCTGATCCGATGGCACAGCTTGCCGAAGAACAGGCAATGAGGGCACAGGAGTTTGGTGGTCAGATGGCGGGTCGTCAGGCGGGTAGTGATATATCTTTAATAGAAAGATTTGGCCCCGGTATGACGGAGGCAGTTCGTTCGTCCGATCCGCTTATGCAGGCTCGCGTGGAGCAGGCTAATCAGTTGGCCGATCAGGCATTCAGAGAGTCTCAGATTCAGGACTTGTCACCTGAGATGAGAAGACGGGCGACTCAATCGGCAAGGGAAGGTCTTGTCGCTCGCGGTAGAGATTTCGACAATATTGGACTTGTTGCTGAAGCAATGAGTCGTGAGGATTATCTTAGAGAACTTCGTAATGAAGCTTTACAACAGGCACAAGGTTTAGGAGGCATGGCAAGTGCAATGAATCGCGCGACATCAGCAGACCCATTAATGATGCTTCGTGGTGGTGCTGATTATACTCAACAGGGATACGGAGCAAGAGCGGCCTTGTTTGGATTACCACAGGAGCAGTCAACCAGGATCAATCCTGATGCCGGAGTAAATATCGGATTACAGGACACAGCGAATCGTGCGAACTACCTGGCAAACACCTATGCGGCTCGCGAACAGGCCGCAGGTGGAATGGTAGGTGGATTGTTGGGGGCAATCGGTACAATTGGTGCGGCAAATATTATGGCCGCAGGTTAGCTGGGACAAGGACTTAAACAGAATCAAAACTTTGGACAAGGAATTAGCACATATCGAGGTGGTGGTGGTAACACTATGATTTCAGGAGGCTACAAACTATTTTAATAACTATGGCAATAGGCGACACAGTACAGGCAGGCTTGGGGAGGATGGACTTCTCAGCATTTCAAAGAGCAGGCGAGGCACAGGCAAGGGCTAACCAGGCATTCGGTGATGCGATTGGCTCAGTGGCAAAAAGTTATTTCGATAAAAAAGCGAAACAGAAAGAGGTTGAAAATTTGAGGCAGGGTCTCGAAAGAATTTATCCTGATGCTCCCCCTGATTTGATTAACTCGATGTCGAAAAATCCTACTCTTATTGAGGCTAAAAGAAATAAGGATTTAAGCGATTTTAGAGCACAGGAGTTCCTCATGCGTAAGCAGGCATTTGATCGTCAGCAAGCTATGCTCGATGAGCAGAAGGCTGGCAGAGATAGGTTTATTACCATGCTTACTTCTCAAGCTCCTACTGGTAAATTAAACGAGGCTGGGCAAGATGAATTAGAAAGAGGTTCACTATTCTTAGCACCTGGTCCTGAAGCACAGGAAAAGTTTAGAGACGAATTACTTCAAGATCCTAATCTCCAACAGACTGAGCCTGTTATGGGAATGTCCGGCAATCGGTTTATGGCTCAATTTGCAAACGAATCTCCTGCTGTTCAAGAAAGAGCTTTGGCATTTATGCAGGCTGAACAAAAGAGGTTGGCAGAACAAGCAACTGCTGGCATGGAAGATTTTGAAACTCTTCGAAAAGCCGAAGGAGATTTACGGAAAGAGTTTAACGCTTTGCCAGTTGTTAAGGATTTCAACAAAGTTCGTACTGCATACGAAAAGGTCAAACAAGCCGGTGCAAACCCTTCTCCAGCAGGCGATTTGAGTTTGATTTTTAATTACATGAAGATACTTGATCCTGGCAGTGTTGTCAGGGAGGGAGAGTTTGCTAATGCACAAAATGCTGGTGGCATAGATACTAAAATCAGAAACCTTTATAATCAGATCATAGATGGTACGAGACTTTCGCCCGATCAGAGACAAGATTTTCTTAACCAATCAAAAAATGCCGCATCAGCTGAATTTAAAGGAGCAAGAGAGGCTCTTGATCAGTATAAAGGTCTAGCGGCAAATAGTGGTTTGAGGGTGGATCAAATTATTCCATCAAACTATTTGCAAATTGAAGAAGAATTAAGCCCGTCACAGCCTCAAGGACCAGGGATAGATACCAAGCAGGGAACTTACAGTATACCAGGATTATCGGTAGAGGCTCAGTAATGGGACAGTATAGAATATTCAGCGAACCCCTCGGAGTAGATTTTATGGTCGAGGGGCCGGAGGCTCCAAACGCAGAATCCACTTTTCAGATTCTTAAACAGGTAGTTCCACCTGATCGGATGATCAAAGCATTCGAAGATGGTAATAGGGAACTAGCTCGAGCCGCCTATAAGAATGGTTACTTCGACCAGGAATCTGACACTGGTTTATACGATGCATTTAAACAGGCCGCCGGTGAAGTCATGGAGGGACTCGGTGATATATCGAAAGAGGTCAGTTTAGATTTTACCGCTTCAGGTGCTATGACTTACGGAGTCCCTGGCAGTCAAAAGCTAGTCGAGGGTGCTCGAGCAGAACAGCAGAAAAGAAGACGCAAAAGAAAGG